AACACAACTTTATAAACTACTCATATCGCGATGACATGGTTTCAGATGGTATTGAAAACTGTATGCAATGCATGAATAGTTTTGATCCTGAAAAATCTTCGAATCCATTCTCTTATTTCACTCAAGTCATTTACTTTGCTTTCTTACGAAGGATAGCTAAAGAAAAGAAACAATCCTATATTAAGGGTAAGCTTATTCACGACGCAGCTTTTGATACATTTGAAATACAAGATCATGAAGATGATACACAGTTTAAGAATGAATACACTACATTCATGCAATCTTATGGAACTTTCGATGATTCTTTTGTGAAAAATAAAGAAAAGAAAAAGAAAGAAAAAATTAAAGAAGATCAGTCACTTGAAAAATTTCTTGACGTACCTTCTGAAGAAGAGTCAAGAGAAAATAAAAATGAATGATCGTGATTGGTTAGATAAAGTTGCTACAGCAGCAGATGTTTATTGTAGGTTGCCTGGCAGTAATGAAAAAGAAATAGATCGATTTTTAGAATATCTTTTTAAAGTATATGGTTATGCAGATCTTCTTGAAATAAGAAAGATAAAGAAACAATGAAAGTAGCGATTATTACAGATCAACATTTTGGCGCAAGGAATGATAGTGCGCAATGTTTAGATTATTATGAGCAATTTTATAAAAATATATTTTTCCCAAAACTAAAAGATGATGGTATCAACCATATTCTGATTCTTGGCGATACCTTTGATCGTAGAAAATTTATTAATTTTAATACTCTTGCCCGTGCTAAGCAAATGTTTTTTGATGTAGCATATAGTAATGACATCTTTATTACTATGATCGCTGGCAACCATGACACTTACTATAAAAACACAAATGAAGTTAATAGCCCAGAATTAACTCTTGCAGAATATATCAATATAGTTATTATAACACGACCTGAAACTGTAGACGTACATGGAATTCCAATCTGCTTTCTCCCATGGATTTGCGCAGAAACATCTACAGATTCAATGAATGAAATAAAAACAACTAAGGCTGATATCTGTATGGGTCACCTTGAAATTTCTGGTTTTGCAATGTATAGAGGAATTGAATCACATGATGGATTATCTAAAGACTCGTTTGGTAAATTTGATATGGTATTTTCAGGACATTACCATCATCGGTCTAACGACGGCCATATTTATTATCTCGGCAATCCTTATGAACTAACTTGGCAAGACTATAATGATCCACGAGGATTTCATATATTTGATCTTGAAACACGTAAATTAGAATTCGTTCAAAATACATATAGTTTGTTTGAACGATACGAATACGACGATACAGTAAACATAGAAGATCCAATCTTTGCTAATTTCAAAGATAAGTATGTTAAGATCGTTGTTATTAATAAAACTAATCTTTATAAATTCGACAAGTTTATAAACAGTGTGTATCAACATAATCCTCTTGAAGTTAAAATAATTGAAGACTTCTCTGAATTCACCGAAGGCGAAGTCGATGAGAATATTAATTTAGAAGATACTTCAAGTGTGTTATCTAATTATATCGATTCTCTTGAAACAGAAGTAGATAAAGAAAAAGTTAAAACTTTTATGAAAAGCTTATACACTGAAGCTATTAATCGGGATGTAATATGATCGTATTCAAAACATTGAGTTGGCGTAATTTTTTGTCAACTGGCAATGCAGAAAATAAAATTGCTTTAAACAGATCTCAAAGTACTTTAGTCATAGGAAGAAATGGCGAAGGCAAATCAACAATGCTTGATGCTTTGACTTTTGCTCTCTTTAGTAAACCTTTTCGCAACATCAATAAACCGCAGCTTGTTAATTCAATTAACGGCAAGAATTGTGTAGTAGAAATAGAGTTTGATATTGGCACCAACGAATACAAAATTATTCGCGGATTAAAGCCTAACATATTTGAAATTTGGTTAAATGGAAATAAGATAAATCAAGATGCTGCTTCTAAAGATTACCAAAACGTATTAGAACAACAAATCTTACGCCTTAACTATAAGACATTTACACAAGTAGTTATTCTAGGTTCAGCATCATTCGTTCCCTTTATGCAACTACCGGCATGGCAACGTCGAGAAGTTATTGAAGACATTTTAGATATTAGTATCTTTTCTACGATGAATCAAATTTTAAAGGAAAGAGTGAATGAAAACAAAGATCAGCTCAACACGATTGACAATCAAATTAAAACTGCAAAATCGAATGTTGAGATACAGAAAAAACTCATTGGGTCATTGGTTAGTTCTAAAAAACAACAGGTGGATCAGATCCGTAAACAAATTGCGGATAATGAAGAGGAACTTACAACGAATGAGAAATCGCGTTTAGAGTTTAGTAATAAAATAGACGCTATTCTTACTAGTTCTGAAAACGAAGATGATCTTAAACAATCTATAACATCAATTATAAAATCTAAAACAACATTTGCTCACACTAAAGAGCAAACTGAAAAGAATTTAACTTTTTTCAATGAAAACGAAGTATGCCCTTCATGCTCTCAAAACATTCCTCATGAACATAAGACTGATATTATTACTCGTCTTAATCAAGATGTAATAGAGATACAATCAAGTATGAGTGTAATTGAAGATGCTTATACTCTATTACTTAAGCGTCAAAATAAACTTAGTGAAGCTTCAAAAACTACTCTCACCCTAAGCGCGCAATGTAATAGCTTAGTTTCAGCAAATACTCTATTAGCAAAACAGAATATTAAATTATTAAAAGACATCGAGAATGCTAATGGTGATACTAATAACATCAATGAAGAAAAAAGCAAACTTAAACAAATCGCAGATGAAGCTCTAATATTAATTGATGATAAGAATAGACTTTATCAAGAAAAACAAATTCATGATATATCTTCTATTTTATTAAAAGACACTGGAATTAAAACTGCAATTATTAAAGAGTATCTCCCATTTATGAATAAGTTTATAAATGGTTATTTGACAGCAATGGATTTTTATGTGCACTTTGAATTAGATGAATCTTTTAACGAAGTCATCAAATCACGTTTTCGTGATGAATTCACGTATGCTTCTTTTTCAGAAGGTGAGAAGATGCGTATCGATCTTGCAATATTATTCACATGGCGTCAAATTGCAAAAATGAAGAATTCGGTGAATACTAATCTTCTTATTCTTGATGAAATATTTGATTCTTCACTAGATAACTCTGGCACTGATTATTTCTTATCTATCATGAATGCAATAGGCGATAAATCTAACGTATTCGTAATATCGCATAAAGGCGATCAGTTGTTCGATAAGTTCCATTCCGTAGTGAAGTTTGAAAAGAAGAATGACTTCTCGTCTATAGTCTAAAACGTCTAAATAACGGTGTACATTAAATCGTAATTGATATATAATTATATCATGAATACGACAAATAATACCTCAAACACCCAAGATTTGCTAGCTAAATTGCTAGCGACTGAAAACGTTACGGTAGTACGTAGTAATGTTTCTACAGCTTCTTTCGATATTAAAAACCGCGTGCTAACTCTTCCAACATGGAAAGATCTAACACCTGAAATTGAAGAAATGCTTATTCTTCATGAAGTCGGGCATGCTCTTTTTACTTCTGAAGAAGGCTACAGTATAGTCTATACAGAAAAGCGCCATCTTCGTGGATATGCTAATATTATTGAAGATGTACGTATTGAAAAGAAAATGAAAGATCGTTATCCAGGTTCTCGTAAATCGTTTAACGCTGGTTACACACAACTCAACGATCGAGATTTCTTTGGCGTTAAAGAAAGAGATCTTACTTCTCTATTATTTATTGATCGCATTAACTTATATTATAAAGCTGGTTATTCATGCGGAGTTAACTTTTCTCAAGTAGAATCCGTAATGCTTGAAAAAGTTAATAAGTGCATAATTGAAAAAGATGTTATTGAACTTGCAGAAGAAATTTACAACTATTGTCTACAAGATATGTCAGACAATGATGAAGAAGAGTATAAACGAACAAAAACATATGTCTCATCAAAAAGTAATGATTTTGAAGATTCTGAAGAATTAGATTATGATAGTGAAGATAGTGAAGATAGTGAAGATGAAAACGACTTTGAAGTAGATATAGAACCAGAAACTATCGAGAACTTTGATAGAGCTCTTGACAAATATCAAGATCGCGATTCTCGCACGTACTATCTAGATGCACAGTTTGAAATACACGGTAACGACGATCCGCTTGTATCTTATAAGAAAATACTTATTGAAATGCGCTCTCTATATATGGAAGACGTTGAAATGAGTTCTTCTGGAATTACAGAAGAAGGCAGCTTTCCTTGGGAAAAGCGTATTAAGCAACGAGCAAATACTTTTAAAATAGAAAGCAATAACATTGTTAATTATCTAGTAAAAGAATTTGAAATGCGTAAATCAGCTACAGCTTGGAAGCGCACTAAAATTTCTAAATTAGGACAACTTGATACTCGCAAATTATTTGCATATAAACTTAAAGATGATTTGTTTAAACAAATTTCTAGAGTAGAAGAAGGCAAGAAACATGGAATGGTGTTTCTATTAGATTGGTCTGGTTCTATGGCAAATTACATGGAAGAAACTGTAGAGCAAGTTATAAATCTTGCAATGTTCTGCCACAAAGTTGATATTCCATATCAAGTCTTAGCATTTAGCGATAGCTATCTTCGTGATAAATCTGAAGTCTATAAGATAAATGCTAATGGATTAGACAAAAGTGATAGTTTTTCTCTATTAGAATTATTTAGTCATAAAATGAATTCACGCGAATTCAATAAGATGTGTGAATTTTTACTTGACAAACCTTGGTTGCGTGGACGTAACAATACATTTGGACTTAATGGCACTCCACTGAATCATAGTCTAATTTACATGGTTGACTATATTGGAAAGTTTATTAAAATCAATGATGTTGAGAAAATGAATCTCGTGATTTTAACAGATGGCGAGAGCAGTGGTCTACACCACCATGATTACGCTAAACGAGATTCTTATGGCATTAAATCTGGTCATATTAATATTGTAGAAAATGGTGCAATGATTAAAATAAACGCTAAAACGTTTATTCGCGATAAAGTAACTCGTAAAGAATATAAATTTACTGAAGATGGTGGACAACAAACTGCCTCACTATTAAAGTTAATTAAAGATCGATATAGGCTACGCGTTACAGCTTTTAATATAACCAACTATGGTTATAGATCTATCGAAAGATTTATACGGTACAATATTGAAAGCGATGAGTTCAGATCTAGCTCTGAACGATATCAGTTATGCACTAACATACAATCTAAATTACGTAAAGAAAAAGGCGTAGTATTAAAAGAAGTTCCAGGACGCGATGAAACTTATCTTATTCTCTCTACTAATAAAATTGTAGATGAAGATCTAGATGGTGTGAAGAGCGACATGTCTGCAACTCAAATATCAAAACAACTTACTAAAATGTTCACAACACGCAAAACGTCTAGGGTTGTATTGAATAGTTTCATAGGAGTTGTAGCATAAAATTAGAATTTAATTCAAAAAAGCCTGTACAATAAATCATCTCTATGGTATAATAGTTATACAAACAGAAATAATTGATCAACTTAATATGAAGACTATATTATGAACACAGACACACAGTTTTTAGATACTATTATGAGTGAATTTCCAGATGTGGCGTCATCTGGTTGCGTAAGTCGCAGTCAAATTGCGCATACAATGCAAAAGCTAGGCGAAGTAAAATGGCCAACATGGCTTATGCAAAATAAAGCTTCTCGTGGTCTTTATCTTCTTCCAGGTAAAACTCCACAACATGACCAACAAGAAGTTCTACAAGAACAGATTAATATGCAAGATGTCACAAGTCTTATTCCGAAAATAGACACAAACTATGTTGCATATGGTAACTACAAAGACATAGAAGTTATTGTCAGGTCACGGCAATTTTATCCTTCTTATATTAGTGGTCCTACTGGAAACGGCAAATCTACAACCGTAGAACAAGCCTGCGCTAAAAATAAGCGTCCTCTTATTCGCGTGAATTTGAATATGATGACAGACGAAGATCAATTGATCGGATCTAAAACTCTTGTTGATGGCAATGTCGAAATTATCGAAGGACCAATTCTTATCGCCATGCGAAATGGAATACCAATTCTTCTTGATGAAATTGATGCAGGCTCAGCAAATACTTTACTTTGCTTGCAACCAATCCTTGAAGGAAAGCCTTATTACTTCAAGCTGAAGAATGAACTTATCTATCCAGCTCCAGGATTTACAGTTTTTGCCACTGCTAATACTAAAGGCAAAGGCAGTGATGATGGTCGCTATATAGGCACCAACATTTTAAATGAAGCGTTCCTAGAACGTTTTGCGATCACTTTCAATCAGGACTATCCTAGTGCTGCAGTTGAAAATAAGATCGTTATGAATCTAATGAGGTCCTTGAATTGCGTAGATGAGCAATTTGCTGAAACACTTACTAAGTGGGCAGATGCAATCCGTAGGACTTTTGCAGATGGTGGAGTAGATGAAACTATTACCACACGCAGATTAGTGCATATTGTTCGTACGTTTTGTATCTTTAAAGATAAAAGCAAAGCAGTTGAATTGTGTATTAATCGATTTGATGATATCACTCGAAATGCATTCTTAAATCTTTTCGAGAAAGTGTCTAATCCAGATGTTATAACAGATACTCCCATTCAACCAGTTGAACCAGAACAAGTTGAAGAAATTCCATTCTAAATGGTGTACATTTAATCTGGGTTGTGGTATAATATCTTCTGAAACAGTGAAACCTGAAAGGTCTTATTTATGAATTATTCTAAACTAACTAAAACTCAAAAGCGTTGTATTGACGCATTTATTAAACTAAAACCTGAACTTGAAACATGTTCAGAAATTACTCGACCAGAAATTGAAGATCTTTTCAAAATTCTATTCGATGCCCGCGAAACCGGCGGTGAGAAGATCGGGTATCCAATGTGGCTCGTAAAGGGCAACAAATCAGCGCGTGGTGTTTATAAGTTTCCTGCGCCTGGTCTTTCTGTAGAAGATTCTACACCAGCTTCTAAAACTAAAATGGTATTACCTGCTGTAAAAGTTGAAGAAGAAGATAAAGAATTTTTTACAGATCTAAAAACTTATGGCATTATGGAAACAGCTTAACAAAAGCTGCTTCCTTAATAGTATGATGAGAATGATCTCATTGTGCTTATTTCGTTAACATTATGGAGTTTTAAATGACTAAACTTGCACGTCTTGAATCGTATCTAAACAGTGGCTCAGATGCCACCCCTCGTCAAATCACCGGTATGTTCGGGTTGCAAAATCCTACTGCAGCTGTTCATGCATTGCGGAGTAAGGGTGTTTGTGTATACGCAAACCAAGCAGTACTTACCACAGGCGAGCGTACAGTTAAGTATGCTGTCGGCCGACCAACTAAGCGGATGATTTCTGCAGCACACGCCCTTGGTCTATTTGCTTAATTAAAGTGTAATTTAAATGAGGGTTATGTTATAATAGACATAACCCTCGTTTATTACTATATGGCAATTAACATATGACAATTAATTTATTATCGACTGCTAGAGAAACGATTGAAAAATCTCAAACTGCTACTACTGGCGGTCGTAAGTTTGATGGTAACAAATCTGAATATGGCTTAATTCCTCACCTTGCTCTTGAAGAAATGGTTAAAGTTCTTACCTTTGGTGCGCAAAAGTATGAACGCGATAATTGGAAAAAAGTGCCAGATTCAAAACGCAGATATTTTGATGCTCTTCAAAGACATCTGTGGGCATGGAAAGGCGATGAGCAAATAGATCCAGAAAGTGGATACCATCACCTTGCACATGCAATGTGTTGTTTGTTTTTCTTGTATGAGCATGATGTAGTATATTCAAATAACGAAGAGATGAAAAAGGACTAACAATGCAATTATCTAAAGAAACACTAAACATCATCAAAAACTTTTCATTAATCAATGGAAGTTTAATGTTAAAAGCCGGCAACAAGTTGGCGACAATTTCAGAAGGCAAAAACGTCATGGCCGAAGTGACTATTGCCGAAACATTCCCAAGTGACTTTGGAATTTATGATCTTCACGAATTCCTAGGTGTAACTTCTATTTTCGATAATACTGATCTTGACTTTAAAGAAAAGTATACGTTGATCTCTGATTCTACTAATACAAATTCTCGTATTAAATACTTTGCTGCAGGTGAAGGGGTTGTTAAAGCTCCACCAGCAACAATTAAATTTCCAAATCCAGATGTATCGTTTACACTAGATGCATCACAGCTTGCAATGATTCAACGTACTGCAGGTATTCTTAAGGCAAGCGATGTTACTATTATGGGCGACGGCGTTACACTAAGCGTTATTGTTTCTGATAAAAAGAACGATACAGCTAATGCTTATACCCATTCACTAGGTACTACAGACGAAACATTTAAAGCTCATCTGAAGGTTGAGAATCTTAAGATGATTCCTAATGATTATGAAGTGGCTATCTCTAAGAAGAAAATCTCTCGGTTTAAGCACACTGCTTCTGACCTAACATATTTCGTTGCTGTTGAATCTGACTCGGAGTTCTAATGAGTAATCAGTATTTGTGGGTTGAGAAGTATAGGCCATCAACTATCGATGAGTGTATTCTACCAGACTCGATGAAGAATACATTCAAGGAGTTCATCAACTCTGGTGAGCTTCCTAATTTCTTGTTTTGTGGTGGAGCAGGCGTAGGTAAAACTACAGTTGCGAAAGCACTATGTAACGAGATTGGCGCTGAATATCTTTTCATCAATGGTTCAGAGGAATCTGGTATCGATGTTCTTCGTAGCAAGATAAAAAGCTTTGCTTCTTCGGTGTCACTTACAGATGCTAAGAAAGTTGTTATTCTTGATGAAGCAGATTATCTTAATGCAAATTCAACTCAACCAGCTCTTCGTGGATTCATTGAAGAGTTTAGTAATAATTGTAGATTCATCTTTACATGTAATTTTAAAAATCGTATTATTGAACCATTGCACTCACGTTGTGCAGTGATTGAATTTAAGATAGATAATTCTGAAAAAGCAAAGATTGCTAGTAACTTCTTTAAGCGTGTTAAAAATATTCTTCAAACAGAAAATATTAAAGCTGACTCAAACGTAGTTGCAGAACTTATAAGTAAATATTTTCCAGATTATCGTAGGATCTTAAATGAACTGCAAAGGTATTCTGTTAGTGGTGTTATTGATTCGGGTATTCTTGTAAATCTTAGCGATGAATCGTATGTAGAACTAATAAAGAACTTAAAAGCTAAGAACTTTACCGAGGCACGTAAGTGGGTTGCAAAGAATAGTGATATTGAATCAACTGAATTGTTCCGTAAACTTTATGATAAAGCAATTGATTATCTAGAACAGGCATCTATTCCTCAATTAGTTTTAATTCTTGCGGAGTATCAATACAAGGCTGCATTTGTGGCTGATCGTGAAATAAATACTATGGCAGCTCTTACAGAAATCATGGCACAATTAAAGTTCAAATAAACGTGGAAGATATTATTCTTGCAATTATATTCTTTTTACTTGGCTGGCATATGCGTGAACTATATGCCAAGTATCTTAGTGATAAATGGCTTGAAAGCAAAAGAACTGAATTTGAAAATAGTATAATGCACATTAGAATAGAAGACCACCGAGGTGAATTTTATGTATATTCAAAAGAAGACAGCAAGTATCTTGCTCATGGCACAAGTAAAGCAAGCATTGAAAGAATTTTAAATGAAAAATTTCCAGGGAAATGCTTTAATGCTTCTCCAGAAGATATTGAAAAGTTGAAATCAAGATGACTTTTTTTGATTTTTTAAATGCAATTAACGACAGTAAGAAAGATCTTTTGCGTGAAGATCCTTATTCTGAAAAAGAATATAATTCGTTTATGATTAATCGTGGATTGTCTTACTTTCCAGATACTATACTTTATGCAAACGAAATAAATTCTGCTGCTCATATTCCAAAGCAATGGCAGTTTGACTTTTATAGAATAGGTATCTCGAAACGTAAAAGATTTAGTAAGTGGCACAAGCGCGAAAAAGATTCTGATGATATTAAACTTATAATGAAAGAGTATAATTACTCTTATCAGAAAGCAATACAAGCTTCTGAAATTATTAATGAAACACAATTACAAAATCTAAGAGAAAAATATGTAAGTGGAGGTCGATAGCGTATAAATACTATAGTCATGGCAGATTATGATAACTGTAAAGGACTGTGAAAATGACTATAGAATTAATATATTACGATTGGTCGCCAGATTCAATGCTCGAGGTGATATTGCCAGAACCTGATAATTTCTTAAAGGTTCGCGAAACACTCACTCGAATTGGAGTGGCTTCTAGAAAAGACAAAACCCTGTATCAATCTTGCCACATTTTGCATAAGCAAGGTAGATACTTTATCGTTCATTTTAAAGAGTTGTTTGCGCTTGATGGTAAAGAGGCAAATATTACTTCAGGAGATATGGAACGTAGAAATACTATCGCTAGTCTCTTATCAGACTGGGGATTGTTGAAGATCGTTTTTCCGGCGAAAGCAGAAAAGCGAGTATCGTTGTCGCAGATAAAGGTTGTATCTTTCAAGGAAAAACCTGACTGGACGTTAACCGCCAAATATAATATTGGCAAAAAACCAACTAAGTAATGGAGAATATATGTTGAAATTTGAATTGAATCTTGATGAAACTAATCTAGTTCTAGCTGCTCTTGCAAAAGCTCCCTTTGAGCAAGTAGCAGGCCTTATCGGTAAAATTCGTGAACAAGCTCAGCCTCAGCTTCCAGCATTAGAAGCTGCGCAGAAGGCTGCGCAAGAAGCTGCACAAACTTCTATGGCTAATGCGCCAACGGAAAGAACACTGCCTAATTAACGTCCTACTCGGGATGGGAACCAGCAGACTTGGCTCTGGTAAAACAATCCAAGGATTCAATGCATGCCAGATTTTGGGTGCAAAACTTTAACTTGCTTAATAGGAGAAACTATGACTGATTTTAATATCGGTAAAATCGCATTTGGTCCAGCGTTCAAGGACTTCGACAAATTCTTTGTAGGGTTTGACGATCAGGTAGCTCGTATGCAGAAACTGCATAATGACGTTACTAAAAATATCCCCAACTATCCTCCATACAACATTCGCAAGAATGGAGAAAACTCATATACTATCGAGATGGCAGTTGCTGGTTTCTGTCAAAACGAAATCGACATTGAGATTGAAGGTGGTAAATTGATAGTTAAGGGTAACGTTGCTTCTGCTGACAAAGAAGATAACTTTTTGTTCAAGGGTATTGCTAATCGCGCGTTTACTCGTGCGTTCTTTATCGATGACAAGTTCGAAGTTAAAGACGCTGAATTGTTTAATGGTATGCTAAAGATTGCTTTAGATCGTCTGATTCCAGAAACACAGAAACCAAAGAAAGTTCCTGTCAAATCTAAGAGTGAGAAGCAGTTTCTCCAAGAGGGGGAATAAATGATTCTTTCAATTAAAAGCATTTTTAAGATGATATGTGAAGTACTTTCAGAAGCGCGTGCAGCTAAAGCAAACGCAATGAATAAAAAATTCAGACGATAATTAGGAGATATTATGAGTGTGAAAGTATGCAAATTGGTTAGCGGAGAAGACATTATCGCTGACGTACGAATTTATGATGATTATTATGGATTAACAAACCCTGCTCAAATTGTTGTTCAACAAACAGAAGATGGGAAAGTTGGCGCTGCTTTTGCACCATTTGCTCCATATGCAAAAGATGGAAAAATCCGTATTTTCAAGCACGCAATTGCTGGAGAAATGGAAATTGACATCAAGTTGGAAAACGAGTATAACCGTATATTTGGTTCTGGAATTATGTTAGCATCGGCATCAGATTTAAAATAAGATTGTACTTTAAATCGTAAACAGGGTATAATAAACTATACCCTGTTTCTTTTTCTACTGTGAAAATAAATGCGATTCTATACAAACATTAGTCGTTATGGCAACAATCTTTTATATCGTGGATATGATGATGGTCGTCGTGTCAAAAGAAAGATTCCATTTAAACCTACATTATATGTGAAGGGTAAAGGCAACTCTAAGTTCAATTCACTTGATGGTACTAACGTAGATGAAATTAAATTTGATTCTATGCGTGAAGCAAAAGAATTTATCGACAAGTATAAAGAAGTAGAAAACTTTAAAGTATATGGCAATACTAACTATATTGCTCAATACATTGCTCAAGAATTTCCAGGTGAAATTAAATTCGATAAAAGTAAAATACGTATTCATAATATTGATATTGAAGTTGCTTCTGATCAAGGTTTTCCAGAACCAGATGAAGCAAAGCATACAGTAACTGCTATTGCTATTAAAGATAGTATCCTCGATACTTATTTTGTTTGGGCTCTAGGAGACTATGACGTTGATAAGTCTATTATGAAAACTTATCAAGTTAGATATATGAAATGCGCTTCTGAAGAACAGTTGCTTAAACAATTCATCCAATTCTGGTTTGAAGAACATACTACTCCCGATGTAGTTACAGGTTGGAATATTCGTAAGTTTGATATTCCGTATCTTGTAAATAGAATA